TTGAAACTAAACGCCCGTACAGTGGACACTTCCAAGCCTAGAGAGAAAGCATATAAGCTATCAGATGGCGGTGGCCTCTACCTCCTTGTGAACACTAACGGTGCGCGTTACTGGCGTATGAAATATCGTGTAGCTGGCAAAGAAAAGCTGCTGGCTATCGGAGTTTATCCGGACGTGTCTCTGGCCGAAGCCCGTATGAAAAGGGACGAGGCGAAAAAGATTCTGGCCTCTGGAGGCGATCCGGGGGAGGTCAAGCAAGCTGAAAAACAGGCGAGGATCGAGGCCGTTAATAATAATTTTGAGGCTCTTGCTATAGAATGGCATGAGCACAAGCGTCCCGGCTGGTCTAAAGGGTACGCCGATGACATCTATGAATACCTCAGGAAGGATGTCTTCCCTTATATTGGCAAAAGAGCTGTAGCTGAGATTAAGCCAGCCGAAATGCTGGCAGTGCTTAAAAAGATGGAGCAGCGAGGCGTTCTTGATAAACTTAAGAAGACCCGACAGGCTTGCCGGCAGATATTTACATACGCGGTCATAACGGGCAGGGCAGAGAATAATCCAGTTGTAGACCTGGCTGGTGCGCTCAAATCACCCAAGCAAAAGCATTTCCCCCACCTTCTCGCGGATCAGCTTGGCGGTTTTCTTCGTGTTCTCAACGATTATCCTGGCAGTATTGTCACCAGAAATGCCACCAAGCTATTGATGCTGACAGGGACGCGCACCATTGAGCTTCGTGCTGCTGAATGGGCTGAGATTGATTTAGAAAAAGGTATCTGGCAGATCCCCGGAATAAGAATGAAGATGCGCCGCCCACACGTTGTTCCACTTTCCACTCAGGCTCAAGCCTTGTTTGAAGAAATCCAGCAAATCACCGGCCGCGGACGGTTTGTTTTTCCGGGCAGGAATGATGCTGGTAAGACTATGAGCGAGGCAAGTATCAATCAGGTCATAAAACGGATTGGTTACGATGGCAAAGCGACTGGTCACGGTTTCCGGCACACTATGAGTACTATTCTCCATGAGCAGGGTTTTAATACAGCCTGGATTGAGGCACAGTTGGCTCATGCTGATAAAAATTCAATTCGTGGGACCTATAATCACGCTCAGTATCTGGATGGCCGAAGCGAGATGCTTCAATGGTATGCAAACTATATGGATTTCCTAGAAAGTGGTGAGAATACTATTTTTGGTTCGCTTTCAAAGATAGGTAGATTAAATGAGTAGAGAGTTTTACTCGAACACAAGAAGAAGCCTTTATATAAAAATGGGGTTGAAATAACTCCGTCAAAGAATCGTGTGTTAAAGTTTATTGGACCAAAAGTAAAAGGTTTATTATGAAAAGAGCTTTATATAAAGATATACATAGCTGGTTTAATCTTGATAATTATGATTACATTTTGGATTTAACTGTTCGCCATGCGATTGCAGAAACATTCATGATGGGATTTCATTACACATCTCTTTCATATCGTCAGGAAAAGGAGTTTAAATTAATTCCCTTTCCTATGGTAGGGGATATCACGTTATTCTCAGAGGAGTTGAGAAATAATCAGCTATCAGGTGATGAGAGAGGGATTATGTTGCACAATTTTGAGACTCTAAGTGCATTTGTTAATTCTTGCATCGTCGATGGTAGAATTGAGATATCCCAATCTGGAATGTTGAAGCCCAGAGATGATATAGCGCTTAATGATATATATCATCAGCCTATGTTTTATGAAATTGGCGATCCAAAATCTGAGGGGTGTACGGGACTGATTTTAGATGTAAATCTTGAACTCATGGATGATGAAGAAATGTTGGCAAGTTTTAAGACGCTTTTAAAAAAGTGGCGTATTCAAACTGGTGTTAAAGAACCTTCAGAAGACGGTCAGAAACGCTTTGGTGCATCTACGATAGCGAAAATTTATCATTACAGAGTTATTCCATATTTGGATATTGCTAGATGGGCAAGGATTAATCATGTTTCAGTTTCTAACGAAATATATGCACGCCTATTGTTTCCAGAACCATTAGCAAATGGTGAAATAAAGGGAGGTAGCCATATAAGAGATTCAGTCAAGCCATTTGCTGAGTCGTCAGGTGATATATTTAATAGTGTGGCGTTGAAGAAGTATTATGCGAATAATCCACACGTTGAAAATATGAGGTTTTCAGATTTCATGAAACTCTCAGAAAATCAATAACTCCGACATTCATGGACTTATTGATTTTTGTATTTCTGTATTCCTGAGTAATGAAGTTGATTAATATTACCCCCACTGTCTATTCGCTTCTACAGATGAGGCTCAACATGAGTTGGGGGCTACATGTCTAAAACATTAATTAGAATGCCTGAAGCTATGCGTCGTACGGGTTATGGCAAAGCGTGGTTATATAGACTCATTTCGCAAGGTTTTTTCCCCAAGCCAATAAAGATTGGCTCTCGCGCCATCGCTTTCGTTGAAACTGAAGTTGATGAGTGGATTGAACAGCGCATTAAAGAGTCTCGTAAGAAGGTTACTTAATGAAAATGCAGGATATTTATTTCTTGCGAGTGCTTGCGACAAAACCAGCTTATGCTCTCATTGTTGCGGCTGTTATCAATCAAATGTAGACAGGTAATATGTCATGAGAAAACTTAATGTCCTCTGTGGGCAGGGGCTCGAGCACTATAAAATCTGCCATTGTGATAATTTGGTTCCTAAAATGAGTAGTCTTGATATGGTGTGCTACATCAACGCAGAACGAAAGTCAAAAGCAGATGCGGCAGGTTTACATTTTCCTTGCAAGCAATTCCGTGTGCTTCAACATAAAAGCTTCATAGCGAAAGTCCCTAAAGTTATGGGAGATGAACAATCGGCAAAATATTTTGCTTATTACACTGATGATAAAGGACGGTCACAGCCCTGCTATAAGTTTCCTAAGCGCGAAGCCTGTCTGATGGCAATGAGTTATAGTTATGATTTACAAGCAAAAGTATATGACTACATGGACGAGTTGGATCGTAAGTCTAATGGCTATCTTAACTATTCAGTCAGTGAGCTACAGGATATTGTCTCACGAGCACGTGAAGTTTCTAATGAGCATTCAAGCGCCGCTGGGCGTCGATTACGTAAACGGCAGGAGGATTTAATGATTCTTGAAAAGGCCGAATCAATGGTTAAGAGTTTAAGCCAATTAAAATTAGATCTGATCCTGGCCGACAAAAATGAAGGGGGAGCTAATGTCTAACTCTGGGAATTTAAAATTTCATAATCAAAGAAAAGTAGTTTGGACACGACTTCCATTCGTAAACAATATTCGCAGTAAGGGAGGTTACTCTTTCTGGGCTGTCCCCAAAAAAGGTGGCTACTTTGGAGGATGCAAAGTTGGTAGGGCTTTGGGAGCTATTTATCTCAAACATTTACAAGATCATGGTATTGGACCTGGCGGAAATTTGCAATCTATCGTTATTGATATGTTTGAGTTCGACTCAGTCAGTAGAGAAGGTAATGAGGGAAAAAATTCTTTAAAGGGACAAGTAGTTGGTTTTTTTAGCTACTTAGAAGAATATCTTGCAAACTTAGTTGCTAATGATACTCAATATTTATTTGGGAATGATAGTCTAAAATTACTCAAAGAGGCAAATCACTGGCTCAATATCAAAGATGACGATGTAACTTAATGTAGTGATGAATTTTATTGTGAGGGTCAAAAGCACACGATCTTTTGACCCGTAATTTCACACTGCTCCTATCGCTTTCTGCACGACTGAATAGCTACGCTTTCTCGGCTTCCTTTTCTTCTGGATGCTGGCCGGCGCAACTTGAGGTGCTTCCGGCTTGGGTGCTACCACGCCGTTACGCATGTGTCGCTTCTGATTCATCTGCCACACAATGCGCTGTGAGTAGTCGCGGCCGTCATCCACTTTCACGCCGTTGTTAGTCAGCGCTTCCTGAATATCTGCTTTATCGAGATCACGCACTCCAGCTCCCCTCTACAGTCGCGCCCATATCCGAAACCATACTTTCCCAAAATGAAATCCCTGTCGGAGTTAACGATCCTCCGTCATCCAAACACTTACCGAGCGTTACTAGGCCGAGGGCTTCCCAACCCTGATAATTAGTTTTGAGTGCCCCAAGGCAATAGCTGTCTACAAGCTGGCGCATACCAGCAATCCCGCCGATAATTTCAATCTTCAAAGGCTCGCCATGAACAACGGTATAGAAATAATCGCCGCCGTTCTCAGCTTTAACATGATGGTAGAGTGCCGCGGCATAGCTGTTTGCCAGGGCATTAAGGCGGAAATTTTTAGTCAGCACTTTCATTTGGTTGTCTCCGGCGTGTAGGTGGCTTTGTCGTGGCTGTACTCGCCATTCCATGATTTTTTCATTGGCAGCTCGCCTTTAATGTAAAGCTGATAAAGCCGGTGACAACCTTTCTCCAGCAGGACAGGCGAATAACGCGTGAAGGTTTCCATGCCGTGCGGCGTGACCTGTGTCTGGTCTTCCGTCAGATATTTATCCCGGGCGTAACTTGCTACACGCCAGCGCGGATCTTTCTCTGGATCACGCTGCTCGTTGAAAACCCAATCACGCTCATGAGCCCACCACATCATTTTGCTGACGTTGACGCCGTTCAGACCTTTGCAGAAGGCCGGGATAGTCATTCCTTTGGTGAAATGCTTCTCAAGGCTCTCCACCGTTGCATTCAGGGTTTTGTTGGCAAACTCCGCAGCTTCTGCCCGGTCTTCTGCATCGATAACCATCAGGGCCAATTCTTTGCGGCTAATCGGGGCTGCAATGGCCGCTCGCTTAGTGAAGTAAAATTCCACCAGGTCTTCGTGATACCCCCACGCCTGATCGGTTTCCAGCATCTTCGCGTGGTTGGCAGCGCCGCGTTCGGTCCACAAGGTGAGAGATTTTGCGTTTTTGCCAACAAGGTGACTGCTAGTCACTCTGTTCTTAAACTCGCGAAGTTCTTCACCTGTGATAAGGAAGTAGTGCTTCCCTTCAATAAATCGGTCAGCGTTGCGAGAGAAGTTAGCTTTGATATTCGCGGTGAAAGTGCCATAACCGGCCGCCATTTGCTCAGTAGTGATCACGCGCTGACCGCGATATTCGACGACCTGCAGATCCCAAGCAGCCAAGGTAGTAAGTTCATTAGTCATTTTTGCTCTCCTGAATAGCGGCGACATGCTGGCGTATTGCCTTTTTGAGCTTCTTCCCGTTACAAGCTGAGCAATAAAGCTCTGCGAGTTTTTGTCCCAGATAGATATCCCCTGTCTCCTCATCAACGCAGTACTGATCAGGCTCCTTTTTAATAATCTCCTGCACCATCGGCAGGGCGATAAATTCCTCTGGCGTATAGATGCCGCTTTTCTTCCGCTGGCGCTTAGTTACTGGCAACTTGTGTCGCGACTCCGCCGAAAACACATTGACGTTATTTTGATTCGTCATAATCAGCCCTCAGTGAATTACAGGGTTATCATCTTTTGCCGAACGACTACTTTTTAGTTTGCTGATAATTTCAATAAACATGTCGTCGAAAAAATCACTAAACCAGCAGTAACCCTTAACTTCTTTCTCCGCTTCGTTGCGGGCGTAAAACTGGTAAACAGAGATATATTTATCTTCGCTTTCTTCCAGCAAAGTGTTCTCAACGTGAACCTGTAACGCGCTCTCAAGCATTTCCTGATTAATGACAAAGTTATAAATGCCACTTTTGAATATGTGCTTTTCTTCAACCTTGCCCCACCTTTCAGTACATTCAATTAAATAGCGCAGGGCGACATTTTCCCTCATTGCACCGCATACGCATTCAGACCATTCCTGCATTTCTTCTGGAGAAAGAGAGCCCTTCCCATAGCGGTTTTTATCCAGCATCCAAGCTGGAGGATTAAACGTGCCGTTTGAGCGCTTAACCAAACTCTCCAGGCGCTCAACCAATCTTGCTACGCTGGCTTTTTCTATATCGTTCATTTCCCATCCTTCGCGCTGTTGTACGTTTCATGCGTCATTAACTGCCAGTCTTTGCCGTTATTCCGCGAAAGCAAACGCCAACGCGGATTAACTGCCAGGCTGAGGTAGTCGGTGCTGTGAATGCGCCGGGCAAATACCCGCTGCATCCGGTACTGCGATAATTTCTTTGTTGCCTGAACGATTACCCATTCAGGCGCTTTAAAGGTGGTCAGGCTCATTTATGACCACTGCTGGCGTATGCTTGTTCAGCAACGTTTTCAATAAGGCCGTTAATGAACTCGACGCCGATGTTAGTTAAACGGTCTTTATTTTTATTGAGGCAATTCTGATAGTGACCCCTTATCTGGCTTTCAGCCTCATCGCGTAAATATGACGCATAAACCACAGCTTCAAAGAAATGAACTAGAGCGCCAACTAACTTTGTTTCATTTATCTGCAACTTGACCAATTCGCTATTCGTAAGTTTCACGGTGCAATGTTTGTGACCGTTTTTCATCAGCATTGAATTGATAGTCGTAGCAACTAAATAATTACGGTTGTTCTCAAGGATGCTGGTCATTTAATTTCTGACTCCGATTCAAGCTTACTTAGAAGAATTGAAACCGTTCCACTGAGGTCATATGCCAGCCCAACTAATTCATCATCCTTCGCGCAATCTTCCGTACCGTTTTCGGAAATGGTTTGAAGAAGGGCGGTTAACTGACGGTCGCGTGAGGCAGCGTTTAATACCTCTGAAATATCAACAGTGCTGGCTTTCATTTTTCCGAAATCTCTGCAAGCAATGCGTTAATTTCGTATTCAAGTTCCTCAAAGGCTGTCATTCCTGAACTAGTTGAAACGCCAATAATAGAAACAATATCCGCAGCATCTTTCTGATCACTGTAATTACGGTAAGCAAATTCCAGTGCAGAAAAAGCTTCGCAAATTTGACCGAGACGGCGTTTAATTTTTTTTGATTTGTCTTTCATTTTCTATCTCCAAATTCTGGTTGAGCGAATCCCTAGCGGATTCGCTATATTTATCTTTGAATCTAGCTACTTAATTAGATAGTGAAGTCTTTCTTCGGTGTTGATTATTTCCATTGCGGGTTCATTAATTTCTTCTTTTGTTGTCCAAGCGCAAACTAAATAAACAATGTTTTTATGTCTCTTGTAGAGAGCATAGTTATAACAACAGCATTGCAGTTGATAGTCGAAATCAGGGGATGGAATACCAATTTTATTAGCACGATAAAAATGGCTAAATAAATTTTTATTGTCCACGACCGTGAATTGAAAAATCTCACCATCATCACATCTGACTGCCACTGACTCACATTCTATTATTTTAACTGAAGGAGAATTCATCTCATTGGCTCCGTTGATTGCCGATGAGCTAAATTTACAGATAAAACTGTTTAATCGTCAACAGATAAAACTGTCATTTTATGCATATTTAACATATATATCTGTTTTATATGAGAATTTAATTTTAATGCTTTCATTTCCTGATTTTCAGGCAAAAAAAACCGCCCGAAGGCGGCTTGATTCTCTTAAGTCTGTTTATCGTTTACGGCGATAAATCCGGTGCTCAACCATAGTACCAATGATTCTGACTGGCGTATCCGTGTTGTGTATCACTGGATAATCATCATTAAGTGGAATTAAATCAAAGTTTTGGTGACCTCCAGCAGAAAAAGAGGTTGGCCTGAATTTTTTGAAAGTAGCCTCATGATCACCATTCGCAGCAACAACGAACTCGCCTGGGCAAGGTTCAACTTCTGGATCAACGATTACTACATCACCCTCCATGAAGTCAGGCGCCATTGAGTCCCCGCTGATTTTCAGAGCAAAGGTATACTCTGACCAATCCATGCCTGTTAATACGTACTCAAAACTACCATCAAGGATTTCAATAGGGTGCTTGGAAGCTAGCGCACCGGCTTGAACATAGCTTATCAGAGGTATCTTCATCGTGTTTATGGCCGACACCGGCAACAAATTGCCACCATTCATTAGCCATGATGGATCACAATTAAGCGCTTCTGAGATGCCTACAATATTGCGCGGTTTTAGCGTTTTACCGTCTTCTATGCTCTGCCAGGACTGCTGGCGAATGCCTGCTCTCTCAGCCGCTTCAGCCTGAGTTAGGCCCAGTTCAAGCCGTCTTTTTTTAACTCTATCTGAAAGACTCATTACAAATTCCCCGGTTATGTTCAAAAGATTCTCACAGATTAAACTGTTATTGACAAACAGTAAATTCTGTTTAAATATACAGATAAATCTGTTGGGGTGACTATGAACACATTATCAAAGCGCGTTAAACAATGCCGCTTGGCACTAAACCTTTCTCAGGCTCAACTGGCTAAAAAAGTTGGAATGAGCCAGCAATCTATGCATGCAATTGAGGCTGGAGAAATTCAGCGCCCACGTCTGATTTTAGAGCTCGCAAAAGAGCTGAACTGCGACCCTAACTGGCTTGTTTATGGTGAAGGAAATGCAGCATAGCAGTCATTTTAATCAATGCTTTACGAGGGTTTCAGAATGAGCATGGAATTGATGGTTAAAGCCATGAAAACAAAAGTGGGTAATCCTCTCCGAAAGCTGGTGCTCATTAAGTTAGCTGATAACGCCAGTGATAAAGGCGAGTGCTGGCCTTCATATCAGCACATCGCTGATCAGTGCGAGATCAGCAAGCGCTCAGTAATGACTCATATTGAAAATTTATGCGCGATGGGCCTGGTTAAAAAAGAATTGAGAGCCGGCCCAAAAGGAAATTCAAGCAATGTTTATTTACTTACGCTGAATGGTGCAGGAGATTCACTACCTAGTGCAGGAGATTCACCATATGGTGCAGGAGATTCACTAGGGGGGAGTGCAGGAGCTGCACCCAGAATCAGTCACTCTTCTGAACCAGTAAATGAACCAGTCAATGAACCTAAACTAAATGGCGCACAGGCTAACGCCAGTGAGCCGAAGAAGGCTTCTAAGACTCCGTTTTCAGATGATTTCGAATCTGTCTGGCAAGGATATCCAAAGCGTGCCGGAGGCAACAACAAACAAACTGCCTGGAAAGCATGGTCGGCACGTATACGTGAAGGCGTAAGCATTGCTGACATGCAGTCAGGCGTTCAGCGCTATGCAGCCTTCATCGCTGCAACCGACAAGACCGGTACAGAGTACGTCAAGCAGGCGGCTACGTTCTTCGGCCCGGATCGCCATTTTTCTGATAGCTGGACTGCGCCAACGCCGCAGTTAGGCCGCAACACAGCGATGAGAAATCACCACGGCTTTGACCAGCGCGACTACGGCCAGACCCAAACCCCTGATTGGTACGAAGGAGATCAAGAATGAATCCACGACAGAGCCAGATTTATAATCTCAAGCTGAAAATTGATGACCTCAACGTAGAACAAGCATTTACCCAGGGAGAAATATCTTACGCTGACCGCATTTTTGACCAGAAAGAAACCCTGACGGCCTCCTGTGATGTGCATGGCGAGTTCACGCAACACCGTATTTGGATGAATTCATTTGGCGGCCGCATCGCAGAGAAGCGTTCACGGTGTCCGTCATGCATTGCTGCCAGTCTGGATGAGACACGCGCCAGCCGTAAAGCGCTGCAGGTTGCTCTCCTCACAGACAATGCAAACATCGCTGAGCGCTTCGACGGCTGCACGCTGGAAAACTATGTCGCCGTGAATGACAGAGCAAAGCGCAACCTCGGCATGCTGAAAACGTACTCTAAGCGCTGGCCTGACATGTACAAGGCCGGTACAAGCCTGATCCTAAGTGGTAAGCCGGGAACTGGTAAAAACCATCTCGCTGTTGGTCTGGCAAAGGCTGTTATCGCCGAGCACCAGGCATCTGTGCTGCTGACCTCTGTCCTGAAAATCATCCGTGCCGTTCGCCGTAGCTGGGGAAAAAACGTCGAGTACAGCGAAGAGGAAGTAATCGCGATGTACACGGACAAAGACTTGCTGATTATCGATGAGATTGGCGTGCAGTACAGCTCTGGCTCGGAAAAGATCACCCTGTTCGAAATCCTCAACACGCGCTATGAGCGCATGCTGCCAACAGTGATGATTAGTAACCTGACGCCGGAACAAATCTCAATTGCAATCGGTGACCGCCTTACTGACCGCATGGTGGAGGGGCAGGGCACAACACTGATTTTTGACTGGGACAGCTACCGCAGTCAGAAAGGAGCCCAATCTGCATGAGCAAAGTGATGTGGCGTGATCAGGACATGGAAGCCGCGGTAATTGGTTCAATGTTTTTGCGCGGTGCTGACGCAGAGGTGATGGAGGTGATCACCTCTCTGCCAGAATCCGCATTCAACTTTACGCAGTACAGGGAAATATTCAGGGCGATAGTCTTACATGCCAGAAAGACAGGCGTGATTGACCCGATCCTGATTGGTGAACAGTTGCCACAGCACCAAGAGGTGATAACGGGGACTGGCCGCATGGCATGGGCTAAGTCGTCGCTGAAATCATACAGTCAGCAGCTTATGCGCAATGCCAATCTCCGTGACGCGCAGGCCGTATTGGGTAATGCTCTCAGTCGCCTTGAGGCAGCACACAACAGCGAGGCAGGCATTGCCATTCTCGATGAGATTAAAACCGCTGTAAGCGCTATCCAGACGGAATCAGAGGTAATCAGGCCAGTGGCTATTGATGACCTTCTTCCGGGCATCATCAACCGCATTGAGAACGGGCTAAACCCCGAATTCCAGACGCGCACACTGATGACCGGCATCGAAGAACTGGACAATGCAACCGGTGGACTCGACCTGACGGATTTGATTCTACTGGCGGCCCGTCCTTCGATGGGTAAAACGGAAATGATTCTGGACATCACTGACAAGGTGACAGCCAGCGGCGCGGGCGTTTTATTTTTCAGTATGGAAATGAGCGACATCCAGATCGCAGAAAGACACGTTGCCGCCGCTGGTGGTTTGTCTGCTTCGAAACTCAAATCACCGGAAAAGCTGGAAGAGGAAGACTGGGCGAGAATATCTAACGGCGTAGGTCAGATGACTGGCCGGAAAATATGGATCGTGGACGCGAATGATTTAACAGTTGACCAGATTAAAAATATTGCCGTTCGCCATAAGCAGGAATACCCGGAAACGGCTCTTGTAGCTGTCGATTACCTCCGTTTGATTAAGCTACAGGGTAATGGTCGTCACGATCTGGAAGTGGGGCAGGTTTCAAAAGGGCTTAAGTCACTGGCGAAAACTAATCGCACGCCGGTAGTCGCACTCAGCCAGTTATCGCGCAGTGTCGAGAGCCGCGCCAATAAGCGCCCGGTAAACGCTGACCTGAAGGATTCAGGCGAAATCGAGGCAGACGCAGACATCATCATGATGCTCTACCGCGACGAGGTTTATAACCCGGAGTCACCAGCTGCAGGCATCGCAGAAATCAATATTACTAAAAGCCGCAATGGGCCGCTGGGCACCGTCTACCGCCGCTTCTACAATGGACATTTTCACGATATTGACCAGGCAGAGGCAAAGCGCCGCAGCACTGAGACAGCATTCAGCCATAAACGATATTCAAAGAAAGGGGCAGCATAATGCGTGATATTCAGATGGTATTAGCACGTTGGGGAGCATGGGCGGCTAGTGGTCAAAGCAATATTGGTTATCCTCGCATTGCTGCCGGCCTTTCAAGACTGCTTCCTGCAAGCCGCCAGGGGCGAGTTTCTTGCTGTGATGATGACGGAATGTTTATCAACGAGGCTATGATTCGCCTGAGCAAGCACGATGAATATCTCTGTGCGCTGCTGGAATGGCACTACATTGAGAATTTGCCGCTCCGCGCCATGGCAACAAAGCTGGGTATTTCACACAACCAGGTATCGGTGAGGATTCAGACAGCCGAAAGTTTTATTCAGGGCTCGCTTTGCACGCTGGATATCAGGCTGGAAATGGACAGGGAATGCCGTAAAGAAAATATTTTGTCGGCTAAGCTGAAAAGGGTTGTGTAATTACAAAAGCCAATTTATTCTGCTATGAGTTGACACAAAGCACTGACGCATAACATTTAAGACCTCGCTTCGGCGGGGTTTTTTTATTATGTAAATGGACCTATCATTGCTTCCCGAGCAGCTGATTTTAGGAAGCCAAAGTGTCAATCGATGAAGAGTTAGACTGTGTAGTTATTTTCACTCCCGCAGAAATGGCAGTCTTTAACGAAGAGCTCAATCATGACTTAAGTCATGATCAGCTAACATTGCGTCTGGGCCAGCAGTTGCCCAGTGTAAAAGCTTTGTATGAGATTGTTCGGGACCCGCCTCCCGGGGTTTCAGATGAGTATTACTACGATTATGACGTTTATGCGGACATTAAAAACCCTGTGGCCTTGATCATTTACGGTGATCAGGAAGACATATATTTTCGAATACCTAGGCCTAAAGATTACTCGTCCGTTGAAGATATTCTTCAAAGAAGAATTGACGATATTTTAGAAGAAAAAAGGTCGCGAGATGATTGGGCAGAAGATGACTATAACGCAAATCTAAACGACTGATTATCGTGTATGAGGCTGCCTCTGGGCAGCTTTTTTCATTTCTACACAACAGATAAGCGCACTTCATGGCGCCGGAGTCAACGGGTGATTTTCCCCTGAAAGGCATGGGATATAGGGAAGTGTGCTTTTCGTTGTTATTGCTGAGAGCGACCTACACATCGTATCTGTAAGGTTATCTCTGGCGATTTGACGATATCAAATACGGAAATGCTCTGCCAGATAGCATCTGGCAGAGCATTTTGATTTTATTCCTACAAGAACTAAGCCATTGCGAGTGCCGAAGACAAGAGCCGAGTGGGGCACTTCTTCATGAGCCCCATGCGAAATGTTATTATCTTCCTCATGGGAGGCTTATCTAAACGTGCATCAATTTAACTAAGCCACTCGCTCACTCCACCATGTCTGGAACAGGTTCCACGATGATGCGTGCTGAAGCTGTATGATTCATCTCTGCACTTCGCTGTCGCCCCGTTAGGAGCATTTCCAGATTTTGTATGGGCTGGCTTGTGGATTTGCTTCCCATCAGAGTTCGTATAGTTGCCTTGTTCAATAAGCTCATTATCTTCTTGACTGACAGGAGTGTGTTTCTTTGCTATTGCTGGATGAAAAACTAGCAATGCTGAAAGAGCAAAAGCAGTTAAAAATCTCATGAGATATTGTCCAATCTGGCAGTCAATTGCCGGGAAAAAAGAAACCCAAAACATTGGGTTTCTGAAAGAGCCATCTGGCTATTGATTAATGGCGTTTCTCATAGTGATTGCCTGTGCGCGGGTTCTTATAACTTCCACCTTTATGAGAAGAGCCATGTCCGCCTGCATAGTGACCTCCTCGCGCAAAGCAGATAGATGGTGCCAACAATGCCAGAGTTATAAGTGCTACGATTGTTTTTTTCATTTTAAGTCCTATTAAATCTTGCCATATGGGAAAACCCCATTGGTAATATACGCTTAACTTTTGGAATGAGAATCCTGATAAAAGATCAGTGTGAAGGTTAGACAGATGTTTTGGCGTTATGCAAAAAGTCATAGCTCAAGTTATGAGGAATGGTTGAAGCAAGTATCCATACATGAGCAAAATGATGTCGCTGACAGCTTTCAAAGCTTCGTAGATGCCTGACTCAATTTTTAATTATTAAAAGTCGCCTCAGTGCGGCTTTTGTCATTTTCAGCGCCAGCCAATCACCATCAATTACCTTATATCGATTTTGGCTGAGCGCTATTCTCCTTCACTACACGCTGCTTCCGTTAATCCACGGAGGTAATCACATGGCCAAAAATATGCCTGACAAAATATCTACTGCCGCTAACTACAGTGTGTCGGGCAGCCTTATGTATGGCGGTCTCTCGAACTGGTTTGGCTGGCTTCACGGAATTGACTGGAACCAGATAGCGTTAATCGGCGGTTTCGTCATCGCAATGCTCACGTTCATAACGAATATCTATTTTAAGCGGCGCCAGACAAAAGCTTATGAGAAAGCGCTAGACAGGGGCTACGTCACTCCACCACCACAGGATGACTGAGTATGGCTATTTCACCCGCTTTGCGTAAAAGCCTCATCACAGCTGCTGGTGGCGGTGCGTTAGCGATCGCGGCTGTTCTGATTCCGAACCTTGAAGGTAATTCTTACACGCCATACCGTGATGTCGGCGGCGTCTGGACTGTGTGCAACGGCATAACTGGTCCGGACGTAATTCAGGGGAAAACATATACCCAAAAAGAGTGCGACGCGCTTCTGCAAAAGCACCTGCAGCCCTATGCCCGTTCGGTGGAAAGGTCCGTAAAGGTGCCGTCGAATGCATATCAGAAAGCCGCTCTTATCAGTTTTAGCTATAACGTCGGCGTTAATGCATTCGAGCATTCATCGGTACTGCGCAACCTCAATGCCGGTCACTATCAGCAAGCCTGCGATGGCCTTCGTAGCTGGGTATACGTTGATCGCGTGAGGATTCAGGGGCTGGCGAACCGCCGTGACGTTGAGCGGGAGATCTGCAACTGGAGCCTGAACCCATGACCTGGTTAATAATTAACTGGCGCGTTGTGCTGGCGTTCCTGCTGGTGGTGCTTATAGCAGGGCTGTTACTGGCTGTAGGCCACTATCGCGACAACTCGGTACACTTCCGCGATCAGCGTGACAAACAAAAGATTGTTGCGGACAGCCTCGAGGCAACCATCAACGACATGCAGCGCCGCCAGCAGTTTGTTGCGGCAATCGATGCCAGATACACGAAGGATTTAGCCGATGCGCAAAAAACCATTAGCGATCTGCGTAGGGATGTCGATTCTGGGGCTAAGCGCCTGCGCGTCTCAGCCAAATGTGATCGGCCAGTGTCCGGTAAATCCTCCACCACCCGCGTGGATGATGATGGCAGCCCCCGACTTACAGACGCCGCTCAACGGGATTATTTCACCCTCAGAGAGCGAATCGAAACCGTCACAAAGCAACTGACCGGCCTACAGGAATATGTGCGTCAGGTCTGCTTATCTCCCGCACACTCAAAAGGTAAATAAATTTATGTATACCACTACCGTGCTAATTACGTGGGCGCTGATTGCGCTCGTCACTGGTTTCGCTGCAGGCTGGCTGGTAGGTCTGTTCCGCTGGAAGAACAGCCCGCAGAAGGCAGAAGCCGAATCAACAGCCATCCGCGACGGCTGGCACAATGTAGAGCAGCGCTTTCAAGCTCAGATTGACGAACTCAAAAGCAAACTGAATGTGCAGGCCATCTCTCAGCCGCAGGAGGCGCAGAGTGATGCGTCAAAAAAGATTTAAGCTATGCCTGGCAAAGTGACTGGGCTTTACCCATAGAAGAGGAAGTGACGATGTCCGAACCATTGAATGAACTTGCAGCGGATTCAAACTCAACCGCGATCAAATCCATTACGGTTGCGCCAGTAACAACTTCTGACCCAGTTCCATCTGTCGAAGCTAAAGACGGAGTGCACGACTTTGAAGCAGCATTGCATTTCGTCCGTGATGGCGTGAAAAAGCTGGGTGATGCAGCAGAAGATGAGTTGATCGCACTGGCTAAAAAATACCTTTAAGGACAGGCGCACGGATGCGCCATGATTTTTTTAATAGAAAAGCTTCTTGTCGTAGGCTGCTTTTGTTATGCGCTGAAAAATATTATAAGGAAGGTTACCATCATGGTAGTTAATTACTTCTTTAGAGTCGATATCGTTAATATAGATGAGTCCATCATCATCAATTAGCATTATGAGAACATCTTGGACTTCATCGTTATCAGTATGATTGAATGTCCACTTGAGAAACATTTTTGTATCTCGAAAAACAAAACGGTAAGTTCCCTTGAGAGTTAGCCCTAGCTTTTCATAGATGATCACTTGCTCCGCTTCATTACCTGAGAAGTTTAACACCTTATGCATAAAATCATTTTTTTCGTAAAAATCAATAAGTTCTTTGATGGTGGCGTTGTAAGCCCTAGTTAGGGATGGAACATTAATCTCAATAGCTCTACTAATAGTATGCATAGTGAAAGCGGTCATATTCAGTCCTTTTAAATTTTAAAATCGTTAATAAAATTAATAAATTTATCGCAAGTGAGTATTTATCATAATAAAGGTGCTATGCACCAGCTTTTTTCAATACTGACATCGGGTACCAGGAGTAAATATGGCAAAACCGGACTGGGGGAGCCTCCAACAGCGGTTCCTGTCCGAGCATGCCAAAACCGGAATTTCCCCCAAAGACTGGTGCGAAGCGCAGGGACTGAATTACTCATCTGCGCGGCGTTATATTAAAAAGCCGGCTGCGCAAAATTCTGCGCAGAAGAGTTGCGCCAGTGTGCGCAAAAGTGAATCTGCGCAACAGCCAGATTTCAATGATGTGCAAAACTGTGCGCAGGAATTTGATGTGCGCAGTTACGGCCTGTCAGAGCAGCAAATCAGGTTCGTAGAGCAATATCTCATCGACCTCAACCGTACTGCCGCCTACAAGCGTGCTGGGTACAAAGGCGAGGGCAATACTGCCTATGTAAATGCATCGCGCATGCTAAGAAATGCTAAGGTCGGCCAGGCTGTGCGGGATGCTATGGACGCCCGCGCAAAGCGCACGCAGATTTCGCAGGACGCCGTATTGCAATGGTGGTGGGACATAGCGACTGCCGACGCCACACAGCTTACCGAATTACATCGTTATTGCTGCCGCTATTGCTGGGGATTCGGTCACAACTATCAGTGGCGGGATATGGTTGAGTTCGAAGAAAAGCGACTGGAGGCAGTCGAGCGCAAACAGCGTGAGCCGAATGATTCTGGTGGTTTCGGCTACGATGCCATGATTGATCCGAACCCTGACTGCCCGCGCTGTAACGGTCTGGGCCTTAGTCGTCCGGTCTTCCACGATACGCGCGATGCTACCGGCGCGGCGCGGCGTTTGTTTGCAGGCATCAAAGAAGGCAAATTCGGCCTTGAGATAATCACTCGTAATCAGGACGAAGCGTTGAAGATGGTTGCGCAACATCTGGGCATGTTGAAATCGAAGACCGAAATCAGCGGACCAGAAGGTGGGCCAATAAAGACCGAGCAAGTTAATTTGACGCCCGACGAGGCCGCAGAGCTATACCGCAAAATGATGGGATAACCGCATGAAATAGCGGTTACGTTACCTTTTTCGCCTATGCATTTTCGGACCGATTTTATGCATCGTTTATGCAGTCCGTTTTCAGCTTTTCCGCAATGAAATCATCAGGAAATACGTCTTTAGCTGCTAACCGCAAGTGAGTGCTGTTTCGCCAGGGCGGGTAACATCTCTTATGTTAAATAGGGGCCAAGTGGCCCCAAAATACTGAGCTGTATGTATTAACCGCGTGCGTTACGGCCTGGTTCATCTTCTGCTACGCGATAGCGCCAGTAGAAACCTGACTTAACCCAAACGACATTATCAGGTGTTAACTTTTTAAATGCATCTAAAACAGGACTTGCCAATACTTGATTTCCATCTGCGTTTTCAATCAAGAAGGATTCCTGTCTGGATCTGACTAAAAAGTCAACTACATCATCTTGATATAAGCAATTTTCTGCGGCTAAAGCTTTCAGCATCCATTCGGCTACATCGTTGCTAGTCATCTTTTTGTACAGGCTTCAAAGATGACTCAGGAAATCTGCCGCTCTCTAATTTTTTACCTGCAAACCACTGACAAGTATAAGTGGTAGCGGTTGGGTCAGCAGGTGAAACCTGCACTGTCATTAAAGGGCCACCAGAATTAATTTGAACAATGTCCCCAACTTTGTATTTTGCACTCATCAAAGAACCTCCGTTGTATAAGAGGCTCTAATATTATTTGTTTTATTAATATATACAAGAGGCTGTGCTGAGAATGCCGCTCCCGTTCCCATTTGATTTTAAGAACCCTGATTACACAGAGGTTTTTGCATGGCGGATGGAGAGACTGCAGCGTATCCGTGCTAATCCCGAAGTGCTGCCCGCGCTAAAAGCGTTCTACCGCGATAATCCGGCCCAGTTCATTATCGACTGGGGCATTACGACAGACCCGCGAAATCTTGATTACGGCCTGCCCGTTTCCATCCCGTTCCTGCTGTTTCCCAAACAGGAAGAGTGGATTCAATGGATTATGGAACGCCGTGGCAAACACCAAAATGGCATCACAGAGAAAAGCCGCGAAATGGGGCTTAGCTGGACCTCAATCGGCCTTGCCTGCTCAATGTGCCTCTTCAACAAAGAAATGGTGATCGGCTTCGGTTCTCGCAAAGAGGAATACGTGGACAGTACCGGCGACCCCAAGGCGCTTTTCTGGAAAGCGCGTAAGTTCGTCGAAATGCTGCCCGTTGAGTTTCGCGGCGACTGGAGTGCGAAGAAGCACGCCCCCTACATGCGTGTTGAGTTCCCGACTACCGGCGCAGTGCTTAAGGGGGAGGCGGGCGACAACATTGGGCGTGGTGACCGTACCACGCTTTATTTCGTGGATGAGGCCGCGTTCCTGATGCGTCCCATGCTGATTGAAGCCTCTCTGTCCCAAACCACGCGTTGCCGTATCGACCTCTCATCGGTTAACGGCATGGCGAACCCGTTCGCGCAAAAGCGTCACGGCGGGCGCATTCCGGTATTCACCTTTCACTGGCGCAGCGACCCGCGCAAAGATGACGAGTGGTACCGCAAGGAGTGCGAGAAGATTGATAACCCGGTTGTCGTTGCTCAGGAGCTGGATCTCAACTATGCCGCATCGGCTGAGGGCGTCCTGATCCCGAGCGATTGGGTACAGGCTGCTATTGATGCGCATATCAAACTGGGTATCCAGCCCACGGGCAAACGCCTGGGCGCCATGGACGTGGCCGACGAGGGCCGGGATAAAAACGCCTTTTCTTCGCGTCATGGCTTCCTGCTGGAGAACATCCGCGAGTGGTCAGGCGTAGGCAGTGACATTTACGGATCGGTAGAGAAGGTCTTTGGCTACTGCGAAGAGGACCGGCTCGAAGAGTTCCGGTTTGACGAGGACGGTTTAGGCGCGGGCGTGCGCGGTGATGCGCGTGCCATCAACGAACTGCGCAAAGTGGCTCGCCGGCCAATGATACTGGCCACGCCGTTTCGTGGCAGCGGAGGCGTATTCGATCCGGATGATGAGGCGGTGCGCGGCGACAACGGCCAACAGGCCCGACTGAATAAGGACTTCTTTGCCAACGCCAAGGCCCAGAGCTGGTGGTATCTACGCAAACTCTTCCAGAATACTTATCGTGCTGTGAAAGAAGGGATGCCCTATAACCCTGACGAAATCATATCGATCAGCAGCACTATGCCGAATAAAGACAAACTCATCATTGAGCTGTCGCAACCTACCTACTCAATTAATGGCGTGGGAAAAATCACAGTGGACAAACAGCCTGACGGCACCAAATCGCCTAACCTGGCTGACTCCGCGATGATTAACTATGCGCCAATGAACAGCGATCTGGATATCTGGATGCGCCTGTAACGAGGAAACGATGGCACGTAAACAAAACAGCAGCGCCGCGCGAACTCCCCAGGCTACGGCGGACAGTTACGATAATTTCATGGCCCGTGTGGGCATGCAGCAGCAGAACCAGCACGCCGCATCGTCGTACCGGGCAAACTTCACCAGCCGCAACCGGCTACAGATTGAATGGGCCTACCGTTCATCGGCCATTATCGGCTCTGCGGTTGATGCGGTCGCTGATGACATGACCCGTAAGGGCATTCGCATCACCTCAGAGATTGAACCTAAAGAGCGCGGCGTAATTGAGTCGTTGTTTGATGAGCTGGAACTGTGGGACCGCCTGAACGACACGATTAAATGGTCGCGCCTTTATGGCGGTGCGGTCGGTTTCATCATGATCGAGGGTCAGGCTCCGTTTACACCTCTTCGGCTGGAGACTATCGGAGAGGGCAAGTTCAAAGGGATTCTGCCGCTCGACCGCTGGATGATTAACCCTAACCTGCAGCGCCGTATCAAGGAAATGGGGCCGAATCTGGGTAAGCCGGAGCGATACGACGTGGTGACCACCGCTACCGGCATTCCTGCCTGGAGCATTCACCACAGCCGCCTGATCCGCTTTGATGGCGTAACGCTGCCTTACCAGCAGGCCCAGACCGAAAACGAGTGGGGTATGTCCATCATCGAACGCATCTGGGATCGCCTCACCGCGTTCGACAGCGCGACGATGGGTGCGGCACAGCTTGTCTACAAAGCCCATCTGCGCACAATGAAGATTCATAAGCTGCGAGAGCTCATTGCTATGGGTGGACCAGCCTATGAGGCCTTGCTGAAAAATATGGATCTGGTGCGTCTCTATCAAAGCAATGAAGGGATGACGCTTCTCGATGGTGCCGACACCTTCGAGACTCACCAGTATTCGTTTGCAGGCCTGGATGATGTGATCAGCCAGTTCGCAGAGCAGATAAGCGGCGCAACGGGGATCCCGCTGGTGCGCCTCTTTGGTCAGTCGCCAAAGGGGTTCTCTACCGGCGATGCTGACCTGTCGAACTATTACGACTCCATAGGTACCCAGCAGGAACGCCGGTTGCGTCAGCCGCTGCGCAAGCTGTTCGACGTGATGTATCGCTCTGAGCTGGGTAAGCCGTTGCCTGATGACTTCACGTTTGAGTTTAACCCGCTCTGGCAGATGTCGGATGTTGACCGTTCGACGGTCGCGAACAACACTGTTAACGCCATCGTTGCCGCCGTTGATGCCGGGCTGATGACCGTCAAGGCTGGCATGACGGATTTGCGCGAAAACGCAGATGTCACCGGCGTGGGCGCATCCATCACCGATGAGGATATCGAGAATGCGGAAGACGAAGCGCCGCCAGGGTTCAGTGAAAGGACTGACGACCCGGAGCGTGCCAAAGCAGGCGGAAAACCGGTACCGGACCAGCCTACGGCGGATAGCGCAGGCGGTGGGCGACATCGTAAATGGTCGTTACGATGGTTCAAATGACAGCGTTACCGACATCATGGACGCGCTCGATCGCTTCAGCGATATCATTGATGGCTGGGCGAACCGTGTGGCGACAAGTTTTGCCGCCGATCTTGAACGCCATAGCGAAAGAGAGTGGCGGCGAAACAGCCTGTTAATCGGTGATGAACTTCGCCACGTCATCAGCAGTACGCCCACGGGTCAGGTGATGCAGAGCATCGTCGCTGAGCAGGTGAAGTACATCAAGTCGCTTCCGCTGGAAGCCGCCGACCGTATTTATGACATTCAGAACAAAGCTATTGAGGCGGTTGCATCAGGTCGCCGCGCTGACTCTTTCGCGAAAGAAATAGCGGCATCCGGTGATGTGGCAATGTCACGGGCGAAACTTATTGCCCGAACCGAAACAGGCCGCGCGGTCACTGCCCTGACTCAGGCCAGAGCGCTGGCCAGTGGTTCAACGGGCTACATCTGGCGAACGGCCGAAGACGGCGATGTGAGGCATTCGCATGCTGAGATGGAAGGCAAGTTTGTCAGTTGGGATAGACCGCCGACTTTAGATGGAATGGTAGGGCATGCAGGGACCCTACCAAATTGTCGTTGTTATGCCGAGGTTATTTATTAGTTTTCTGAGTTGCCTTAGGATTACTTGGCCAGTTATAAATCAAAGTGTACATAGCAACCCAAACAGCTAGCCATGCCAGGGCAATTAAAAATAACCCCGCTAGATATGAGTTTTTCCAGGTAGGCGTATAAAACAACACATCGACCAGTGCGTTTCCGATAGGAGTGACAGTAAACGCAAAGGCCAATGTTTTAGATTGTTCTTCGCTAAGAAAGCCCTTCCAGAACCTGTCAACCATTAATGCTATAACAGCAATGCTGCAATATCCTGCGTTCCAATAAGCGATTTGCTCCGACTTATCATTAAGTCTTAAGTGAAAGAAAAAGCACATAAATATCAAACTTACAATAACTGATGCTAAAGAAATCTTGTCTCTCCAAAGGCTTGCAATACCGGCTTTGCATTTTTCCAACATAAAAAAACCCCTTATTCGATTTAAAAAAACATTTATAAACTTATTTTTAGGTTAAATAAACAAATGAAATATTTGTTCAATACCCGCCTGGGTGAAACCCGTTACCGGCTGGCTGATGGTTCGTTGCTGTGTAAAGACGTCCCAATCGCCCGCACAGGTTCACAGCTTTACAGCGCGCTCGACCTGCCAAAGCTTGAGGCGGATTCAGACGGGGAAATTGTTGTCGAGCGCTCCGCTGATGAGGTGTTCAACCCCGAGACGCTCGCATCCTTCGAAGGTATGACAGTCACCATCCTTCACCCGGAGGATGACGCAGGGAATATCAAATTTGTCGATCCGGAGAACTGGCGCGATCTGGCTGTTGGTCATGTTCAGAACGTGCGGCGCGGTACCGGCTCACAGTCAGACCTGATGATTGCAGACCTCATCATCAAGGACGAAGAGGCGATCGACTACATCGAAAACGGGCTGCGCGAAGTTTCGTGCGGTTACGACGCCGAGTATCAGCAAACCGCCATCGGCAAGGCAAAGCAGTACCAAATTACCGGAAACCATGTGGCTCTCGTCCCAAATGGCAGGGCCGGATCACGTTGCGCAATTGGAGACAGAAACACGATGGCAACTAAACAAAACTGGTTCACTCGCTTAAAACGCGCTGTGAAAACAGGCGATGCAGACACCATGAATGAGCTTCTGGAGTCGCCGCCGTCGAGCATGACGGGCGATGAAGGTGGCGATTTACCGCAGGGCGTTAATCTCAGTATCAACCTGGCGCCACAGCATCCCATGCCGGACCGTGATCCGGAAATGGGTGGGCTCAAGACCGGCGACAATGAAGAGCAGATTCCTGCCTGGGCGGCGGCGATCATCGCCCGTCTAGACAAGCTGGAGGGTAAAACTACCGACAGCAGCGATGACGAAGAAGATAAGCGCAAAACGGGTGACTCTGACGATGAAGATAAAGAGAAGCCAGTAACCGCAACCGGCGACTCTGCTTATCGTGCAGAACTCATTATGCCAGGTATCGACCTGACCCAATCCATGAAGCCCACGGCGTTTAAACGTCATGTACTGGCCTCTGCTGATCAGGCGCTGGTGCGTCAGATTGTGGGTGATGCGGCTATCAAACAGTTGCCGAAAGCGCACGTAGAAATGGCATTCACCGCCGTTTCTGAACTGGCGAAAGGGCGTAACACCCAGGCCATCCGCACCGGCGACAGCCTGCGCCAGTCAGGCAACTCGAATGCTGACCTCAATCAGCAGAATAAAGACTTCTGGAATAAACGCTGAGGCAACTCCCAATGAATAACACGATTCTTTACCGGATGCCTGTTGGCATCGCCGGTGCAATCTCACGCCCGCAGGATCTTACCGTTGAACCGGTAATTATCAGCGCGTCAAACGCGTTTTCAGCCTATGGACTGGCGGGCAAGTTTTCCGGTGGTCTGTTCGTGCCGCTGGCTGACGGTGATACCGCTGATGTGATTCAGGGGATCTACGTTCGCCCGTATCCCACCACCTCAACGCCCGATCTGGTCCGCCAGGTGGGTTCAGATAAAAACTTTGCGGGCGATGCCCTGAAACGCGGCTACATGAGTGTGTTTGTGGGGGCGGATGCCATCGGCATTACAAAGGGCGCGCCTGTATATGTGGTGTTGAGTGCCGATGCCAGCATTACCGTTCCGCTGGGCGGTTTTATGGCGACGGCGGTTAACGGCAAAACGGCGGTGCTGCCAAATGCGCAGTTCACTGGTGCGGGCGATGCTGACGGCAACGCTGAAATTTCCTACAAGATTTAAGGACACAAAATGCAGACTTTTGACCAACGCACCATTGACGGCACCGGTGCTTTTCTGGTCGGCGAGCTTGAGCGTCTCGATCAGACGCTGAACGCGCCACTGGTAAGCTACACCTGGACGCGTGACATTCAGTTGCGCGAAGACGTTTCGGTGGCCGATGACATGTCGAGCTGGACCAATACCAGCTTTGCCGCAGCCGGTACCGGTGCAAATCCCAACGGGAAAAACTGGGTCGGTAAAGACTCCACCGCGATCGCCGGTGTGAACGTCAATATCGATAAATCCGGTAACCCGCTGAACCTCTGGGGCATGGAGCTGGGCTGGACGGTTATCGAACTTAAGGCCGCTGAACAGGTCGGGCGCCCGATCGACACCCAGAAGTATGAAGGCATGCAACTGAAATGGCAGATGGACAACGACGAGCAGGTTTATATCGGCGACAGCGCGCTCAACCTTAAGGGCTTACTTAATCTCGATGGCGTGACGCTGAATAATGCCCCTCAGACCTGGGCCGCCTCCACCAACGACCAGATTCTGGACAGCGTGAACTCAGTGCTGACCGATGCCTGGAAAGCGTCGGCGTATTCGGTGGTTCCAACAGAACTGCGCGTGCCGCCAGAGCAGTATGCGCTGCTGGCCAGTCGAAAGGTGTCGGAGGCGGGTAATATGTCGCTGCTGACCTACCTTTCGACCAACACCATCGCTTTCCATAACAACGGGCAGCCTCTGGAAATCAAAGCCATCAAGTGGCTGAAAGGGCGCGGCGTGGGCGGCAAGGACCGCATGATCGCCTACACCAACGATAAAAAGTATGTCCGTTATCCGCTGGTGGCGCTGCGCAGCATCCCGATCCAGTATCGCGGCCTTTACCAGCTGGTGACCTACTACGGCAAGCTGGGCGCAGTAGAACCAGTTTACCGCGAAACGATTGCCTATAAAGACGGCATTTAATTCCCCCTTCAACAGGCCCCTTCGGGGGCTTCATCGGAGCCTGACATGGCAAAGAAAACACAGGTAGAAATTCTGGTTCACACGCCGTTTGTCTTCACCGACGCGAAAGGGGAGCAGACGGGATTTCTCGCCGGCCGTCACAGCGTTGATAAGGACGTCGCTGAGCACTGGTTCGTGGTGGCCCATTCAGACCAGACCGGCAACGTAACAACCTCGGGAAGTGACGAAGAGTTACTGGCTGAGATTGACAGCCTTAAAACGCAGCTCGAGCAGCAGACAAAAGTCATCGCTGACCAGGCTGAAGAAATCCAGGCGAAAGGCAAGGCGCTGGAAATGCTGACTAAAGAGCTGGAAGCCCTTAAACAGTCGAAGGAAAAATAAAATGGCGAGAAATGTGTCACTTCCGACAGTGGCCGACTTTCGCCGCGATTTTCCCCAGTTCGCTGATGAGGCGAAGTTTCCCGATTCCCAAATCACATTCCGCCTGAATCTTGCCGATCGCCTGCTTAATGAAAACGTGACGGGCCGCGAGCTTTTCCCGTATTTCGTCGGGCTTTTCGTGGCGCATTATCTGGTGCTCTTTGCTGCCGATCGCCGTGCGTCACTCATGGGCGGCGCTGGCGGCTCGACCAACGGAGTTCAGGCATCCAAGTCGGTGGACAAGGTGAGCGTGAGCTATGACACCGGATCCACGCTTAATGCCGATGCCGGTTTCTGGAACAACTCACGCTACGGTGCGGAGTTCTGGCAGCTGATGATGATGTTCGGCGCGGGAGGGCGGCAACTGTGAAATCCGGTCTTGTTCTCCGTGCGGACAATGCACAGGCGGTGCTCGATGCGCTCAAAACGCTGGGTAACCGCGACGTGCTGGTGGGTATTCCGTCTGATCGTGCCGAACGTTCAGACGGGATGGAAATCAATAACGCCGAGCTGGGCTACCTGCACAGCTTTGGGGGCACCATCCGTGTGCCGGAGCACATGACCACCGTTTACCGCCAGATTGCTGACGATGGCAGTTTCAAACGCAACGGGCAGTTTGTGCAGCAGGCGAAAAGCAATTTTGCCACGCAGCATAAAGTCGCTGCCTACAGCGTTCAGCTGCCGCCGCGTCCGTTTCTGCACATGGGTATAGCACAGTCGCGCGATAAGGTGGCCGCGCTGATGAAGCAGGCCGCTTTTGAAGTACTGAGCGGTAATGCATCTGCCGCCGAAGCCATGCTGAACCGCGCCGGAACGGAGGCGGTGAACGCTGCCAGAAACGTGATAACGGCCGGTGACCAGCTTACTCCGCTTGCCGAAGCCACACTACGCGCCCGTCGAAGCCGGGGCCGCAGCGGCACAAAACCGCTGTATGACACCGGGCAACTGCTTCGCTCGATCACCTACGTTGTGAGGGATAAAAATGCCGGTTCTTGACGTAACAGACATCCTTTCCGATCCCGACTTTTGTGACACCACCTTAGTTGTAAAGCGCCGCAGCATGACCGTTGATGATAACGGGTTTGGAAAAAATACCGTCACCAGTTCCCCGTTTGCGGGTGTGGTGACGGTGGACAAGGCGCTGGAAAGCCGCAGGCTTGAGGCGGGGCAGGTGGTGCATGGTGCAATCCTGATCGTCACCACAGAACGCCTGACGCAGGGCCAGACCGGACGGGATGCGGACATTGTGACGTATCAGGGCCGCGATTACCGCGTGTCGTTTGTCGATCCGTACACCGCATACGGCGCGGGCTTCGTTCAGGCGCACTGCGAACTGTTGCCGTTTGACGGAGGAACGCCCGTTGAGCAGTAACACCACCGGCCAGCCAGGCTGGCTCACCCCGCAGCAGGTCGCGACCGACTATGACACGCCGCTGGACGTGCACCTGAGTCAGTGGATCCGCAATGTTTCAGGGCTGGCAGCCGGGCGCGTCATTGCCCGCTGGCAGCCTGACCAGCCTGCCATTCCCCCTGCCGATGTTAACTGGTGTGCATTCGGCATCACGGGCATTGTAGCTGATGCCGGTCCCGCGTTTGTTAACCAGACCGACGCTGCCGCCGAACAGTGGCGGCATGAGCTGGTGGAATGCCTGGCCTCGTTTTACGGGCCAGCCGGCCAGCAGGTCGCCGCGCAGTTTCGGGACGGACTCGCCGTTAACCAGAACAACGACACGCTGGGCCAGTGGGGATTAACCCTGGCTGACTGCGACAGCATCCGGCCCGCGCCGGAACTCATCAATAACCAGTGGGTACGCCGTTACGACGTGATGGTTCGCCTGCGCCGCAAAGTCATCAGCACCTGGGGCATCCAGTCGCTGACCGACGCCCCTTTCAGTATTTCAGGAGAATAACCCATGCCGCAGGGCTTACCCGTTTCAAACGTTGCCAGCGTGGACATTATTATGTCGCCGAGGGCGGCGGCGGGCCGTAACTTTGGCTCACTGCTTATCCTGGGTAGCGCAACCATCATTCCGCTGACCGAACGTATTCGCCTGTATACCTCGGCGGCCAGCATCGGAACCGATTTCGGCACCAACAGTGAGGAATATCTTGCCGCCGTGGCGTTCTTCTCTCAGTCGCCGACGCCTTCGCAGGTGTATGTCGGTCGCTGGGCGAAAACGCTGGCGGCGGCCGAGGTCGGTAAGGTTGAGACCTTACTCGATGGTGTAAATGCCTGCCTGGGCTTTACCAGCTGGTACGGGCTCGGTGTAACGTATGACGCCGATCGAAAAGATGATGACCTGCTGCCGGTGTGTGCCGCAATTGAATCCTCATCGCTAAGCCGCATTCTCGCCGTCACCACGAAAAATACGGATGCGCTGCTCACTGCAGTGAACACCGATATCGCGTCCAAAGTGAAAGCTGCGAAATACAGCCGCACATTCGTGCAGTATTCATCCACCAGCAATTACGGGGCAATTTCGGCGTTTGGTCGTGCGTTCACCGTGGATTTTAACGGGTTCGGTACCACCATCACGCTGAAGTTCAAGCAGGAGCCCGGCATCACCTATGAAAGCCTGACGCCCGCACAGGCGGCCGCGCTGGATGCGAAGAACTGCAACGTTTACGTGTACTACGCCAACGACACCGCCATTCTGCAGCAGGGCGTCATGGGCAACGGTGATTTCTTCGATGAGCGTCACGGCCTCGACTGGCTGCAGAATTACGTGCAGACCAACCTCTTTAACCTGCTGTACACCAGCGGAACGAAGGTGCCGCAGACCGATGCGGGCAACACGCGCATCATGGCGAACGTGGAAGCCTCAATGGACCAGGCGGTGAACAATGGTCTGATCGCGCCCGGCGTCTGGAATGGTGGTCAGATTGGCCAGCTTTCCCCGGGCGATACCCTGACCAAAGGGTATTACGTCTACATGGCTGCGATTTCGTCTCAGGCACAGGCTGACCGCGAAGCGCGTAAGTCGGTACCGGTTCAGGTGGCCTGTAAGCTGGCGGGAGCAATCCATTACGCCAGCGTTCAGATTAACGTCATGCGCTGAGGAAAATAATCAATGAGTGCATACAGTTTTATGGATATCACGGCCTCGCTGACGGGGCCGACCGGCGTTATCGATCTGGGTTACGGTTCCGCAAACTCTGATGAGGGGATCGTGGTCACCATGTCTGAGGCCAAAAACACCATGACGATCGGCGCTGACGGCGAGGTAATGCACAGTCTGCATGCTGGCAAAGCCGGGACCGTCACCGTCAACCTGCAGAAAACGTCACCCGTGAACAAGAAACTGTCCCTGATGTACAACGCGCAGTCGGTATCGTCCGCGCTGTGGGGCAATAACGTGATCGTCCTGCGTAACAAGGCATCCGGTGACATCGTTACGGCACGCGCCTGTGCGTTTCAGAAACAGCCAGACTGGAACAACCCGAAAGTGGCCGGCAACGTCTCATGGGTTTTTGACGCGGGAAAAATCGACGAAATCTTAGGGGAGTTCTGATCATGCAGTTTGAGATTAAAGGCATCCGCTACAGCGCCCATAAGCTGAGCGTGTTCGACCAGCTTAAAGTGTCCCGCAAGCTGCTGCCGGTGCTGGCTGGATTGCTGGCGGAATTCGGCAGCATCCAGAACCTGTTACCGAAATCTGAACCAGTACCGGGTGCAGACACAGAAAAGGTGAGTGATTTTACCCGCTATGCCCCGGTGTTCGAAAAGCTGCTGCCAGTGGTGGCGGACAAACTCGCGATGCTTAGTGAAGAAGACACCAACGCGATCATCTTTCCTTGCCTGGCAGTGGTTCAGCGTGCGCACGGTAAAGATCGCTGGGTGCCTGTTGCTCAGGGCAACGACCTGGCATTCGACGATATTGACCTGTTCAGCATGCTGCAGATTGTCGGTCGCGTGGTGGGCGACAGCCTGGGAAATTTTTTGCCCGCACTCCCCGGCATCGTGACGGAGGGCCAGCAGTCACAGGGCTGACGCTCGACACGCTGCCGGACGGTACCGAAATGATCTGGAAGGTGGCAAAAGCTTTCCGGATCGATTTCAAAGACCTTGAATCGGGCGCCGTCGATTTGTGCCGTATTGCCGAGGGTGCTGATTATCTCGGACTTGAAGAAGACAACGAAGCCCGTGTAGCCCGCTGGAGAGCCGCAAATGAACGCTGATGTAATCAAGGATTTCCTGATCTCCCTGGGCTTTCAGGTGGACGATTCCGGCGCGAAGAAGTTCGACGCCACGATCGCGGCGACCACGCTGCAGGCGGTAAAACTGGGCGCGGCGGTCGAAGCGGCGGCGCTGTCGGTGGTGGCGTTTACGGCCAAAATCGCCAGCGGCCTGGACAACCTCTACTGGATGTCGCAGCGCACCGGGGCAACGGTGGCAGGTATTCAGCAGATTGGTTTTGCCGTGTCGCAGCTGGGCGGTACCGTTGACGGGGCGCGGTCATCGCTGGAAAGTCTCGCCCACTTCATGCGCAACAACCCGGGCGCGGAGGGCTTTCTTAACCGCCTGGGCGTGCAGACGCGGGACGCCAGCGGCAACATGCGCGACATGGCCAGCATTTTCACGGGCGTCGGCGATAAGCTGCGCAATATGCCGTATTACCGCGCCAACCAGTACGCACAGATGCTGGGCATTGATGAAAACACGCTGATGGCAATGCGCCGTGGCGTGGGCCAGTTCTCCGCGCAGTATACGCAGATGGCAAAGGCCATTGGCTATAACGCCGATGCGGCCGCCGTGAGCTCTAACCGCTTTATGACCTCTTTGCGGTCGTTCGGTGAAATGGCGGGCATGGCGCGGGACAAAATCGGATCAAACCTCGCGGGCGGTCTGGCGGGCTCCATCGACAGCCTGCGCAAACAGGTCATCGATAATTTCCCGAAAATTGAAGCGGCGCTGACGGGCGGAATTAAACTCATCCTGTGGCTGGCTGACACAATCGGGAAGGTGGTATTCCGGCTCATCGAGGCGGCGGGCGACATTCGCGACTGGTGGAACACGCTGGACAAGAGCACGCGTCAGCTTATCGAAATTTTCGGCGGGCTGGTGGTTGCCTGGCGGATACTGAATTCTGCATTTCTGATGTCGCCGGTGGGGATCGTCACCGCGTTAGGCCTGGCAATCGTCGCGCTTTATGACGATTACAGGGTCTGGAGGGAGGGCGGCAAAAGCCTGATTGACTGGAAGAAGTGGCAGCCGGATGTTGACGCCGCCCTGAAAGCCATCAAAGAGCTTAAATCGTCTCTCAGGGACGCGGGCGAGCAGGTTGCGCGCCTGCTGAACATCGACCTTAAAAACTGGACGCTGAAAAGTGACATTGCCAGCCTGACAAAGCAGTTTGGCGAGTTCGGTAAAATGCTGTCGATGATCGGCGACCTGCTCAGCGCCATTAACGAGGGCCGCTGGTCTGACGCTGCCCGCATTGGCAGTCAGATACTGCACCAGGGTAACGAAAACCCCGATGCGATGCCTGTCGTTTCGTCGAGTGCCAACAGCGCCGCCGACTGGTTTAAAGATAAAACCGGCTTTGATCCGCGCAGCATCGGCCAGACCGTTAACGGCTGGTTCGGGGACGGTAAGCGTCCGCAGCCGACAAAAGACGGCGCCGCGCTGCTGGGCTGGATGCAGCCTGCGATGCAAAGGCTGGAACAGCTTTACCGGCTGCCGGAAGGTTTGCTGCGAAGCGTGGCCATAGCCGAATCATCCGGTAACCCGAACGCCGTTTCCGGTGCCGGTGCGCAGGGGCTTTTTCAGCTGATGCCAGGTACCGGCCGCGATATGGGGCTGGGCCGTGGTGAGGCGTTCGATCCGATTAAATCAGCGCAGGCCGCCGCAAAGTACCTTTCTCAGTTACTGAAAGCCAATGGAGGCGACCTGACTAAAGCGCTGGCCTCCTACAACTGGGGCCTGGGCAACGTCCAGAAGCACGGCATGGCGCTGATGCCGCAGGAAACGCGCAACTACGTTCCCCGCGTGCTCAGCAATATGCCGGGCGGTGGTAATACGTTGAATCATGAAACCGTCATCAACATTCACGGTGTATCTGATCCGCGTGAGGCAGGCAACATCATTGCTGACAAGCAAAATAAGGTTGCTTCACGTGCGATACAGCAGATGAACAGGGGTAACTGATGGACATACTTTCAGTACTGCTGCATCAGCGGTCGCGGAAAATAGGCATCGTCATACCCGATGTGGTTATCAGCGAAAAGCACAGCGACGTGCTGGAGATAACCGAACATCCCGTTGAACGGGTGACGTCTGAGGCCGCAGGCGCAAGCGCTGACGGGGCAGGATTTGTTGCCGATCATGCCTACAGGCGCGCCTCTGAACTGGTCATGGAAATCGGATTTTCCGGTGGTGGTTCAGTGCTGGATTTGCTCAACACTTCAGCCATCGGCCTTTCGCTGGGTAGCAGCCCTAAAGAGATGTACGCAAAGCTGCTTGACCTGCAGCGCTCCCGTCAGCCGTTCGACGTGGTGACCGGTAAGCGGCTTTACAGCAACATGCTGATCCGCGTACTGGACGTTACCACGGACAAAGCAACGGAAAATGTGCTGATGGCCACGCTGACCCTTCGCGAAGTCATCACCACGCAGGCGCAGACTATCAAGGGCGCGCCAAAAGAAAACATGGCGCTGGGTGCAAACACCAGCGCCGTGCAGGACAGCGGGGTGAAGACGCCCAAGCAGCCTTCTGAATCCATCCTGAGATCGGCAGTATCCGCAGCGAAAGGGCTTTTTTCATGACTATCACCGAAATGCCATTGCAGCCTCAGAATCAGACATTCAGCACCACGATAGGGGGCAGCCTCTATAAGGTCACCGTTATCTGGCGCGCCAGATGCTGGTATCTGGATTTAAGCGATAGTACAGGCTCTCTGATCGCGGGCGGAATACCGCTTGTGACCGGCGCTGACCTGCTGGCGCAATACGCGTATCTGAATCTGGGCTTTTCGCTGTTCGTGGTCTGCGATGCTGACGATCAGGATTATCCCGGCGAGAACGACCTCGGGATCCGCAGTCACCTTTTTATCCGCACGGAGTGAAGAATGTCACAGAACTGGATGCGCCATTTTGAATTACAACTGCTGAATGACAAGGGCGACGGGATAGCGCTTACCGATCTGAAAGTCACCTTTAACATTCAGAAGATGCCCGCGACGATTTTTAACGGGTTCGTGGGCGACTTTAAAATTTACAACCTGTCACCGGCCACGCAGAACCGCATCATGTCGCAGGAGTTCACACGTATTCAGGTAATCGCCGGTTATAATGGTAACCCTGATGAAGCGGGCAATTATCCCGACCGCAAGGTCGGTATGATTTTTAACGGCGACATCCGATTCACCGTAGCCGGTAAAGACAACGTTACCGACTCCTGGCTGCTGCTGCAGTGTATTGACGGCTGGCAGGGACATTTATATGCGTCCGTCCGAACCACCGTGGCAGCAGGCTGGAAATATTCAGACCTGTTCGAAGCGGGGATGAAGACGTATCAGCCGTATGGCATCACGGCCGGATCGGTACCCGATTTCCCCGATACGGTTTTTCCCCGCGGGCGCGTGCTGGTGGGTAACACGTCAGGTGTTATGTACGGCATCGCCAGAAAGTGCCAGGCCAACTGGTGGTATGAAAATAATCAGGTGAACATTGTTCCTGAGTCGAAATACATCGATGAGGTGGTGGTGCTTAACTCCAGTACCGGCCTGATCGGGATGCCGCAGCAGACAATGGGGGCAGGGGTAAACGTCCGGTGCCTGATTAATCCGGCCATCAAGCTGGGTGGTCTGGTTCGCCTCGATCAGGCATCCGTTTATCGCGTAGCTCTCAGTAATGATCAAATCGGTAGGTCACCTGCCAGGCTGAGTGAAAGCGCCAGCGACGGCAATCTGTATGTTAATGGCATTCCCGGTTCGCAACCGGCCGCAATAAATACGGATGGTGATTACACCGTAGGCAGTATTGATTATACTGGTGATACGCGCGGGCAGAACTGGTACATGGATTTACTCTGTCTGGCAAAAGGCGCTAAAGAACTCCAATCCTCCAGTACCATTAGTAAGGTTTTTACAGCCCAATGAAAAAATACCTTTTAGTGCTAATGCTTCTTCCATCCATCTCTTTTGCAAATGGAATGCAATGCGGTCCTTTCAGTTTGGCTGATGGGCATGATGGCCTGATGCACATTAATGGCCAGGCGCCTGAAACGCAAAAGATGACCTTCCTCAAGCAGAAGGACGATTTCGATAACGTCATGATGCAGTGGATGTTGCCGGATGCGAGCGTAGGCCGCTGGCTGGGCCTTGACTACGTAAAGCGCAACGGAAAAGCGATCCTTAACGTTGAGGTGATCCGCAAAAACATGGACGAGCCTCGGCAGTTCTGGACCTATGACTGTAAGCGGGTTAAGTAGCTGTCGCGATGCCACTATATAGAAACGTCTGATTTACACCATCCGAAGATGTCTGACATATATCTTCAAAAGAAGCCTAAAGCCTTCCAGTAACTGAACCGATAACTACTTCGCGTAGTAGTCAACCACACTACAACGGTTACAAACTATCTCTAAGAACAAGTTGCACCATGTACCTAGAGGTAATACACTCATTGTAACGGAAATGGTTACAGCTTGTGCCAAAACAGGCACATTAATCATTCCGTCTTCATGTTTCAGTAATCACTGAGGCATTTTTTTACACCGAATTTAGAGGTATATCCATGGGTCACGCACAGAAAAAGGCAGATGGGCTCTTCATCCCGCCTCGTGACAAGCGCATAGTAGCGGTTCCGCGAGCGGCAATTGGTGAAGGTACTACTCATACTGATCAGGTCGAAAATGCTTTTGGCTTCGGTTTCGCACGCTATGAAAAAGCGATGGATGACCTGTCAAAGGTCTAAATGAGAACAGATGGCTGAGCATGTTGAAGGGATCAACTACCTTTCAGTTGAAGACTTGATTTATATAAACAGGTCACTGATTGAAGCTCAGACGCCGTCTGAACAGATTGACGTGAGAAACATAGACGGGCTTAGTTCTTCACAGGCCCGTCCAAGCCAAATCCGATACTACGCGCAGACAGATGATATGTTTCGTCTGTCTGCTGCTCTCATCGAAAGCATCATTCTTAATCACTCTTTCGCGAACGCTAACAAGCGCACTGCTATGATGGCAGGCTACATATTCCTACTCATTAATGGATATGAGTTGACCGCACCTGACCACGAGATGGTCACCATCGCGCTCGGTATTGCGACTAAAGAATATGATGCCGAAGACCTTGAAAACTGGCTGTGTCATTGGTCAAGAGACTATGACGCAAGGCAACTATGTACTAAGGCTGAGCCAGAGATATGTGAAATATTGAATATCACATTAAATAGACTTAGTTGAAGTTTCATAGAAATAAACATTTAAGAAACCCGCTTCGGCGGGTTTTTTTATGCCCGGAGAAAAGCAAATGCCCGTTTCGTTAGATTCTCAGGTAGGCAGCAGTGAGCACATGAGTTCGCAGTTGTACAACACCATTTTTTCCATGTTGCGCGTGTCTTTACCCGGAATAGTTCAGTCGTTCGATCCGGCGACATGCACCTGCACGATACAGCCCGCTATTGCAGGTCAGGGAGTAGATGAAAAAGGCCAGATTCAGTCAGCGCCACTACCGTTGCTTACTGATGTGCCGGTTATCTTTCCGCGCGGCGGTGGCTGCACTATCACGTTTCCGGTAAAAGCCGGCGACGAATGCCTGGTGGTTTTTTCCGATCGCTGTATCGATTTCTGGTGGCAGAATGGCGGCGTTCAGGAGCCTGTCGATCCGCGTCAGCATGATTTATCCGATGCGTTTGCCTTCGTTGGCCCACAGTCACAGGCGCAGAAAATATCCGGCATTAGCACCACGTCCGTGCAGGTTCGCACCGACGATGGCAGCAGCTTTATCGAACTGATGCAGGGCGGCAACGTGAACATCACAACGCCACTGCTTACAGTGAACGGTAACGTTCAGGTCAACGGCACCGTGAAGTCTACCGGCGACCAGGTGGCGAAAGGCATTAGCCTGGCCGGACACGTTCATTCCGGCGTGCAGTCAGGCGGCAGTAAAACGGGCGGCCCGCAATGAGATATCGACGCGAAGACGACGACGGCGACTACACGTTTGGACGGGGCGATGACACCTGGCTGAACAACTCACCTGAGGCGGTGGCGCAGGCAGTGAAAACGCGCTTCCTGCTCTGGTACGGTCAGTGGTTTCTCGATACCACGGCTGGCACGCCCTGGATACAGTCGGTACTGGGTAAGCAGAAGCCGGAAAATTACAGCCTCGCCATACGCCAACGCATCCTTGAGACACAGGGTGTTAAATCCCTCATTTCGTTCGATACCGACCTCAACACCACCAGTCGCCGGATAATCTTCACCGCGACGATTGACACCATCTACGGGACGACCACCGTTACAAGCGAGGCTTAATGGCTCTCAACCTAGACACGCTGGGCTTATCGGCAACGGTAAATGCCCAGGGCATCAGTGCGCCCGCTTATCAGACCATACTCACCACGCTGACCGGCTATTTCCAGCAGATTTACGGTACCGATGCTTATCTGGATCCGGACGGTAAAGACGGTCAGATGGTGGCGCTGGTGGCGCTGGCCATCCACGATGCCAACAACACCGCCATTGCGGTTTATAACTCGTTTTCGCCGTCAACAGGCATGAGCGATGCGCTGTCGCGCAACGTCAAAATTAACGGTATTTCCCGTCACGGCGCCACGAATTCCACCGTTGACCTGACGCTGGCCGGAACGGCGGGTACGACCGTGACCAACGGTTCGGTAAAGGACGCCAACGGCATTATCTGGAACCTGCCCGCGAGCGTGACCATCGGCCCGGGCGGTACCGTGATTGCCACATCAACGTGTGCCGTAGCAGGCGCTGTCGCGGCGGTTGCGGGCTCGGTGAACAAAATCAACACGCCAACTCGCGGGTGGACGAGCGTCACCAACGCATCGGCGGCCACGGTGGGCAGTGCCGGAGAAAGTGATTCAGAGCTTCGCATCCGCCAGAGGCAGAGTGTTGCGCTTCCATCCCTCACGCCTTTTGTAGCGCTGGACGGAGCAATCGCTAACGTCACCGGCGTGACACGTCACAAACTGTATGAAAACGACACCGGCGCTCAGGATGCGAACGGGCTGCCTGCGCACTCCGTGGCGGCTATCGTGGACGGGGGAGACATTAACGCTATCGCGCAGGTTATCCAGGGGAAAAAAGGGCAGGGCGTCGCCACGTTCGGCAGCACCTCCGTAACCGTCCCTGACGCGTGGCAAAACCCGCACACCATCAGTTTTTCACGGCCATCACCGGTACCCGTTTTTGTGGCCATAACGCTTAAGGTGTTTCAGGGCTACACGACGCAGGTCGGCAATGACATCAAAAAGGCGATAGCGGATTACGTTAATTCGCTGGATATCGGCGATGACCTGTTACTGAGTCGCGTTTATTCACCGGCTAACATTGGCGTGGTGAGCGGCGGAGAAAGCCGTTATTACGACATCACCAGCCTGCAGATAGGCCGTTCAGCAGCAGCTGTTGCACCGGCCAACATCGTGACAGCCTTCAACGAGGCGGTGACCTGCTCGGTGGATAACATCACTGTCACGGTGGCCTCATGAGCAAATACACCGACCTGATTACCAATTATCACAGGACAAAGCCACTTTTCACGCAGCACGTAGATCTGTCCACAAAACCCCTGACAGATTCCGCCATTGCCATGGACGGACTACTGACGGCCTTTGATATCGATCATGCCGTGGGTGTGCAGCTGGACATCCTCGGAGAATGGATTGGCCGGAGCCGCACGGTGGCCGTGCCTATCTCAGGGGTTTATTTTTCCTTTGATACGGATGGTCTGGGCTGGGATCAGGGTGTATGGCAGGGGCCATATGATCCCGACAGCGGTTATACCCGCCTCAGCGATGAAACCTACCGGATAATCCTCAAAGCAAAGATAGCCATTAACAACTGGGACGGCACCAACGGTTCGTTAAAAGGGATTCTGGACAATGCGCTTGCCGGTTCAGGTCTGACGATGCAGATCGTTGATGGTCAGGATATGACGATAGGGCTGTGGGTATTCCCTGAAAAAGATATCAGCCTGGTGTCGCGGGAGCTCATAGCGGCAATTCGTCAGGGTTATCTGGCCGTAAAAGCAGCAGGCGTTTACGCGGGCAGTATTCAGATCCCCTCGGTGATTACCCCATCTGAAGGGACAACTTTTTTTGGGTTCGATATGGATAACGAGTTCATATCGGGCTTTGACAGCGGTTCATGGGAGACGAAACTCTGATGGCATTGAATAATTTTAAAGCCTTCGCGACTGGCGCTAACGCAAATGTCACGCCGCAGGCCGACTACGAAAACCTTGCAGCGCTTCTGACGGGTTTTAAGTCCGGAAAGGCGTCATCTGCGCAGATTAACAAAGCGTTGCGACAGGCGAGTTTTGTTGCGGCGGCGGTAGCGCAGATCATCGCAGGTCAGGGAATGGACGCGAAAGATGATGGTAATCAGGCGGGGTTTGTCACTAACCTGCTGGCTGCGCTGGCAGTCAGCCCGGCATTAACCGGCACGCCCACCACACCGAATATGGACCAGGGTAACTATGGTTCTCAGATTGCTAACTCAAAGTTTGTACGAGATGCAATTAACGTCCTCATCGGTGGCGCGCCGGAAAATCTCAACACGCTTGGCGAACTGGCTCAGGCAATCACCAACTTGATCGGTGGTGCGCCAGCTAACCTGAATAATCTGGGCGCAATTGCCTTAGCCATTGGTAACAACCCCAGTTTTTCTACGGCTGTAAGCCAAAGCATATCTAATCTGGATAATGCAAAAATGGCTAAATCTGCGAATGGTTCAGACATTGCCGACAAGACAGCATTCCTGGCAAATCTGGGCGTGCTTTCAGCGGGATTACGCTCAGTGGGTACCGGTGCGACCCAAATCCCTGACATGTCGTTTTTCACGTTAGACGCCGGGCAAACTGGCGGGGCTAAATTACCGGGCGGCCTGATGTTCCAGTGGGGCGTGACGCCTTCTACTACCGGCACTATTTCAGCATCATTCAAAACACCATTTCCGAACGCCTGCCTCTGGCTGGGTAAAAACACCTACAGCAGCGGATCATCAGCAACAAGCACAAGCGTTATTGAAATTGTAAGCCCCACTAAAAGTGGTTTTACCATGTCGAACATTGCCACGCTGGTCAATAACAACACAGCTGTAGCCGGGCCTGTTAATGCAGGTATAGCTTTCTTTGCGATAGGTTGGTAATCATGAAATTTATTTACAGCGCCAGACAAAACCTCTTTTACGCGTTGATGTTCAAGGATGATTACATTAAGGCGGGGTCATGGCCGGATGATGCAGTAGAGGTGGATGAAGCGGTTTCAGATGAATTTAATGCTAATCCCCCTGAAGGTAAAACGCGGGTAGCTGACAGTCAGGGTAACCCGTCCTGGGCTGACATACCGCCGCCAACAAAAGAAGAGTTGATCAATACTGCAACCTCTAAGCAAACCGGGTTAATCCAGGAGGCCAATGCATTTATGAACAACAGACAGTGGCCCGGTAAGGCGGCTCTGGGAAGACTCAAAGGGGATGATTTGGCCGCTTATAATAAGTGGCTAGATTATCTTGATGCGCTCTATGCAACGGACCTTAGCAAAGCACCAGATGTCAGTTGGCCAGCAAAGCCAGTCTAAAAAGCCCGGCGAACGGGCAATGACTAAACCGCTCCTTGTCTCTGCAGATTTACTGGGTGGCTGATTAAAGCTTAGTCACTCACTCTTGTCCTGCCAGTTTCTTTGCTGCTTTACACCCTTTTACCCTCCTTAAAGACTTCCAGTTGAAAACCACCTCACGTTATGACCAATATGTACTGGTTGCTGTAATGCATTTCCCTTAACCTATTTTTATCAAAGCCAGCAATCTGGCTTAATTATTACAGAACAACCGATTTCACGTCGTTTGTCATTCTTCTTAGTTATAAGAGGCTGTCATGGATAAAGTTGTCATTGAAAAGATAACTCTCACCAAAAAGGAAGCCACTGCTTTATTGGGCATATCTCAGAGGGTACTTATGGAGTGGATTATGGAAGGGAGACTCACTGCCTACAGACTAAGCAACAAACCAAAATCGCCATATCTCTTCCTTCGTGAAGATTGTTTAGATGCATTGACGAAACTTAAGTACGAGCCTGTGTGTCCGACTGATTTTAAAGGCAAAAATTACCAGAGTGTTGATTGCACTTCACCTTGGTATAGGGCAAAGGTAAAAAAGGAACTTGACGAGCTTTTAAAACCAAGACCCAAGCGGCAGAAAAAAACTGAGGCAGGCGAGGATAAGCGTTCAAAGGAGTGACCGCTATGCTAACTCGACGTGATGAGAAGGGAGTTTACCGGGATGCGGCGGAGATGATCAGGTCGGGGAAGTAACGGGCACAAAAAAGCCCACTCAGTGGCAGGCTATTTAACGAATGGTTCTAAATATTCATCAAAAGGTATTTTGAATGGAGGGTGATAATCTAACTTACCGATTAAGACTATTGGCTCATCTTTGCGAGAGTAATGGACAACGAACTCAGACGTACGATCGCCGTAAGCTTTTGACATATCATAACAAGTAATTCCAATATGATAATGCCACCAAACATGCTCCTGAGCTTTTTTTACCTTGGCAATAAAGTCGGGGTCGTCAGGGTGTACGTTGTCTGAGCTTTTGTTTCGCCCTTCTAAGCCTTTATAACCACGAACCTCAAGATGCTTAGCGAATCGAAAGATTTTATCAGAATCCGATTTTTCTTTTTGTTTCAACTGCTGAATAAGCTTCTTACCAAATTTCACATTTAGTCTAGCTTCACGTCCATGATCCATTGGTAGAAATCATCCTCGTTATGAACATGCTCAGGCATTGCAATGAATTCGCAATCGAATGACTCAGTTAGACTTTGCAGGTCGTAACCACACCCTTCAAAAGCTACAATACTTCTTGCAGCTCCTTGAGCTTGTACCATTAATCTACTGTTGATCCCTTCAGCGGGAAGTTGCGAAAAATAACTCATAAGCCCGCTTACAATCTTGGCAGGAAAAGTATCAGCGCTGGCAATAGCTATGCTCATTCATTGTCCTCCTTAGGGTTGAGTTTTTCAGCAACAGTTTGTGCATCAAAGTAGATAGTGTAGCCACAATTTTTGCAAGTAATTGGAAAATACCAGCACGCAAGATTTTTCGAGTAAGGTATAGGTTGCGCCAGCAGCATTGGCCGCCCCAAATCATTTGGATAACTACGCAACTGCCAATCATCCTTACCGCAAAAAGCGCAATCCAAGAATTTATTAGGATCTTCGTGATCGAGGGTTTTCAACAGAAAACCAATCACTTCATCTGAACTAAGTGCGAGCGTTAACTCTTGTAACGTCTTGTTTGACATAAATTTTCTATCTCATACGCCTGTATGAGAATTTCTTGTCCATAGAAATGTAGCGAGATTATACACTTTAGTATCGTTCAAGCACGTCAATTCGTGTGATTTACAATCGGCAAACTTTAAAAAATCTTTAGAATTATTTTTATCTCTCGTGATTGAGTATAGCTCTGGGTTGATTGAATGCTATACGATCTGATTGATTTCAGGAATAGCCTTATGCGTATGCAAATGCAACAGGACATCAACCAAACGCCTCTTCCGGCCACTACAGAACTAACAATCCCTTATGTGCAAGTCCTGCTACCAGCATAAGGAGCACCGTGAGAGCCAGTATCGGCAGTATAAACTTTCTCATCCTGAGTCCTTAGGCTGTGGTTTTTTGGCACTAATCGCCAGTGATGCGCTGCTTTCTCTCGCGCTCATGCTTGAAGTAATCTTCACCACACTCAGCAGAGCAGAACGCCGACTTAGGCACTACCGACTCATCCTTACACCAGATGCACTTACCATCAGAGCTTGTGAGCGTTGGTTCGCGATTGTTGAGCGCCCCGTTTACTAATGACTGCTCAATTGCCTGAGCTAAATCTGCATCATCCATTTAAACCTCCGGTGCTGATTAAACGTATCTTCCGGCCACTGATCCTCTAATCCCTTCGCCATCCACTCGCGGAACGTTCTGATGAATAGCATTAGCGGGAGGTAAGTAAAGGTATCATGTTAGACGCTGATATGATCAGCTAAACATTGAAGCAGAAAAGTCCTAGTGCTCAAATCTACCATTGCTGAGGATGAGCGCGCCTTAAAGTCAGCTATAGGAGTAATAGCCAGAGCAAATCATACCTGTCTTGAAGTTTTTTCTGCTCAGTCATGTCAGTCTGCGAACCAAATTGAAATCTAGCAAAGTAAACTTGGGGGTGTTTTTGGGGGTATCCTGTTTTATGTAAACGTAATTTGTTAATAAATATCAATTGTTTGAATTTTAATACTTAATCCTGTAGGGGCGCCACTTTCTCTTCTGTTTACATCCCTTAAAGTCTACTTTTCCCTTAAAAATCAGAATATAAATCTTTTAGCTGGTCCATTTCGGTCCAGGGTCACCTATTGCGTTCTTATCCAATATGGGGGCACGATAGGGGGCATCGACAGGTTCAATGGAAATGATGCCCCCAAATGAAGCTAACAGCCCGACAAATCGACTCTGCGAAGCCCAGGGAGAAGTCATACAAACTTTCCGATGGTGGAGGTATGTATCTTGAAATATTTCCAAACGGAGCCAAAAGCTGGAGACTCATGCCTCAAGAGCATTCAAGATAAAATCCCTTCTGTCCTTAAACCTTTCGTCCTCGCCTTTAGCTATTTTGAATAAAGGAACTTTGTGGTGCCAGGTCGAAGTCTCGTTTATGGATGCGCTCGGGACGACAAATATCTCTGGAGCGGCATTGTTTCCGATATCTTCAGACATATTGCATAAAACGTAAAAAAAATCCGGCGATACGATTGGCCTATGATTTCCGACTGTCCATTGACGTGGAGCGCTTCTGGCCCATGAGCCTTTAACCTGAATACTGATGCTTTTAGCGCCATCAGCAGTTCGTGCCGCCAAAAAGCCCCGAACAGCAGGATATCCAGACTTTACACCGGGCAAGGCAGCGTATTGTCAATCACCGCACTGCGACAGTCTGTCAAATAAGAGGGCTGTTACTTGACCGTGGGATCCCCATTGGCAGTGCTGTCTCCAGAGCTCGTCGGGCTATTCCTCTTATCCCTGAAGATGCAGAAAACGGTCTGAGTTCCCATATGCGCAGAACAATTGCCGAGCTCTATGAGCTGTTTATCGATCTCGAGCGTCGGATCCATTTTTTTGATAAGGAAATTGAAACAGTATTCAGGCAATCAGAAGCCTGTCAGCGTATCGTCAGAGTTAAAGGTATTGGCCCTAAAACGGCCACGGCCGTTGTTGCTGCTATTGGCAAAGGAGCTGAATTTAAGAATGGCCGCCACTTTGCTGCATGGCTGGGTCAGGTTACACGCCAGCATTCGAGTGGCGACAGGCAGGTGCTGATGAATATGACGAAAAAAGGCGACAAGCATCTGCGGACACTTTTTATTCATGGTGCCTGTGCTGTCGTCAGGGTTGCCACAAATAATAATGATGGTTATATGAATCAGTGGGTTAACCAGTTAAATGAACGGCGCGGATTTAATAAAACGACCGTGGCGGTCGCCAATAAAAACGCGCAAATAATCTGGTCGATGCTGAGAAATGAGACCGGGTATCAGGTAGTGTGAAATTAATCCCCTGCCAGAAAAAGTTGCAGCGTACTGAGAAATGGTGACAGGTTGCACCTGCACAATCGGAACCTGATTTTTATACTGGCCTGAGAGGCCGTCCAGTTGTTGAGGCGATTATGTGCGAATTACCCATTTGGGCACAGATTTTCCTGATGCCAGATAGATGTAAGCAACAACTCAAAACCAGATTCAGTACTTGCAAAACGGAGGTAGTCCATAGATATAAAAGGTGGCGTCGGAAATGGCGTGCTTGCGGCAGAGTTCACGGGCAGAAACCCCGGCTTCAGCCTCGCGGAGGATACTGATGATCTGTTCGTCGGAAAAACGCTTCTTCAT